CTTCGATAATAAACTTTCCTACCGAGTTGAACTCTCTGTCCCATTCAAGAGCTGAATAACTAATCAATGAAACCAAGTTGTAGTCATCATCCAATATCTTGATTGAAAAATTCTCTTCGTACATGAGCACTCCTAAATCATAGTATATGGCTTATAATAATACACAAACACATTCATATCATCAGAACCACCATCTGCGGTAAACGATAAAGTATTATCTCCGATTTGTAAGTTCATGCTATCAAACTCGCTTTCTCTATCGCATTTGCCAAGAATGTTTTCTCCGTTATTTTCTACTGTCATTGGACTGACAGTACAATCAATAACGATTTCATCATCAGAACCGAATGTTCCTAGTACTCTGATAAATCCGTCATTGATTCTGATTTCTGGATTTTTGACAATGCCTTTGAACGTAATCTTTATTACTGGATATGCTTCATAGCTTCCATCATTATAAAGATGTACTTCGCGTTCAAAGTTGTAAATACCTACAGCAGTTCCATACACATTTTGCTTATCCATCCTACTCAACCATGGAAATGCAAACATAGGTGTGAGTGATGCAATATTCTTACCGAAGTTATCTTCTGACTTTAAAAACGGGTCGCCAAACTTAAACGACATTGTGACATTTAATTTGTAGTCTTCGTCTGTTGGTTCTGGAATAGCCATTCTGTATAAAACACCGTCTGCCCATCTTGTCGTTTCTCCTATTGTAACGTAAATTTTATACTTCTGTCCGTAAATGAAGTATTTTTGTAACTCCATTCTTGTTGTATCAGAATTTTTCCAATCTACATTGCAGATCTTAATGGTTCTCGTCTTGTCGTTCAGTCGAATCCCGACAAGACTACCACCATTTCTTCCATAATCTTGAGCAACAGTTACGTTTGATTCAAATGCGGAAAAATTCTCTAATCCCTTTTTAAGCAATCTCCAATTGTAATCTTTGCCTACATTAAATTGTTCACCATTTTCATTCACAAATCTAATAAGCAAGATTTCCACCTCCAATCAAACCGTACTGTTCCTCCTCTCTCATCTTTTTAGCAAAATCAATAGCGTCATTAACTGGTTGATTAAATGTAACATTCCATACATTTGTCGCTAGTCCGTTCATTTGACCACCTCTACCAGATATTTCATCTCCTCCAGATTTCATTTCTGGTGTAGTAATCAAATTTTGAAAGTCAAAAGCATCCATAACAGTATTTTGCAACGCTTTTTTGTTGTCTTTGATACCCCGCATAAATAAGTCCATCATATCTGGTGCGTATGTGTGGAAGTTAGACAACGGGCCTTTCTCTGGCTCAGAGAATCCGAGTAGTTCTTTAATGCTTCCTGCGATATTAGAAACAGTAGATTTTAACTTCTCCCACTTTTCTTTCAGACCGCTTATGAAGTTTTCAATGAGATCACGTCCCCATGCTATAGGATTTAAAGACTTGATTCCATCTTTAAGTGCGTTCACCCACTTTTTACCCATCTCAAACAGTTGTTTTATCGCAAGACCAAAACTCTTTAACATTTGCAGGATAAACTGCGGAATATATTGTTTGATACCTTCACCAAATTTGGTTAGCATCTGCACACCTGTTTCAAGCAATAATGGAAATAATCTTACAATAGCCTCAATTAGATTGCTTATAATCTGTGGTACCGCCTTAATCAGAATAGGAATAGCTTGTATCAGTCCCTCAGCTATAGCAATCATAATTTGAACCGCCGCCATGATTAACTGTACCAATGTGTCGGGTTCTGTTAGCATTTCAACAATCTTAGTTATTGTTTCTACGATAGCTGGGATTAATTTTGGTAGTGCATCTACTAAGCCTTGCGCTAACGTTATTATAATCATTACAGCGGCCTCGATTATCTTAGGCAAGTTTTCTATCAAGCCTGTTGCTAACTCCGTGATAATAGGCACAGCGGCCTCAATCAAGGTAGGTAGATTGTCTATAATCGCTGTTGCTAATGACTCTAATATCTTTGCGCCCACTTCCATAATTTTAGGCAATTTACTTGAAATTTCATCAACTACCTTTGTTATACCATCAGATAACTCATCAAGTCCTTCGTCATAATCCCCAGAAAAAATATCTGTTAATCCATTCATAACGGTCGTTAATGATGGCATAAAATCGGCTAATAAGTTTCTTTTTAGGCTCTCAAATCCTGTTTGCATATCCTGCAAGCTGTCTTGGTATGCCGCCGCCGCTTTAACAGCCTCATCTGACATTACGCCGCCTAATTCATGGACTTTCTGTCTCATGGCTTCTGTTTCTTCGGCTGATGTGTTGAGCAATGGTCCAAGTTCAACCGCTCCTCGTCCAAGAAGCTGTGTGGCAAGAGCCGTTCTTTCTGTTCCTTCTTCCATTCCTTGCAATCCGGCAATTACTTTCGAAAAGAGTTCTTCCTGGTTCATATTAGCCATGTCTTGCTGTGAGATTCCAAGTTTCTGAAAAGCATCACTTCCCTTTTCGGCTTGTACTGACATGACCTTCATTGCACCTGTCATTGAATCAATAGATGTTCCGCTATGCTGCATAATAGCATCCCATTCCTGATAAGCCGTTGCTGAAAGTCCGAGTTTCTGGCTCATCTTATCAATGTTATCGCCATATTCTGCAACTTTGCCTGCACTGTTTACTATAGCCGTGGTTGCTCCTACAGTTGCCGAACCAATTGCCGCAATACCTGCCACCGCTGCTTTAGCTGATGCACCTAACACACCACTGATTATACTACCAGATTTATTGGCCTGATTTTCAGCTTGATTCAAACCTTCTTCATAGTTCTTTTTATCAAGAGTCAGACTCGCTGCTAGGTCGAATACGTTCATCTTCTTCCTCCTTTCCCAAATCATTTACGCCGTTCTGAATTCTGCTAATTATATCTTCAGCTGATTCAGAAGGTTCTAACGTTTCTTTGAAGTCATCAGCGATAGAATCAAAATATCTTCTATCAAGACGGCCGATAGCTTTTAAGCTGTCCGTAATGTAAATACGGTACGCAATATTTCTCTGTTCAGTTTTGAACCGAGTAACCGCGTACCGCATGAAACATTTAACACTCTTTACTCCGCAATATTCTCCGAGGCAGAGACAGAAGACTCGTCTTCCTTCAGCTGTCCCTGCGAATGAAAAAGGTCCATCAACTCTTCATCCTCAAGGAGATCCATAACCATTTTAGGAAGTACTAACAATGATGGATTATATGTCTCAGGATCTTCCTGATTAAGTAGTGCCAATATTGTCAGAATAGATTTAGGGTGGTTTTTAAGAATATTTGTCACAATAGTAAGTTTAGGCTTACCAGACTTAACTGCTGACGATATATTTGGATCAGCCATAATCTCTGTTGCAGGAATTAGAATATCTCCTAACAACTCAATTGCTTTTTCGCCTCTGATCTCAGATAACTTCATGATTTACGCTCCTGTGCTTGTCGTTTCTGGTGTAGGATCAATCGAATAGAATTCCATTGGTACTTGATCCTGATTCTTAACTGACGGATGGCCGGTATACTCTAGCGGAACAGTACCTTTTCCATTTTTTGTACTCTTTAATGAAAAACCTCCAGTTGAGAGGGCATTGATAACTCTACAAGCAACGAATCCTCCATTTGCCTTATCTCCAACCCACCAAAGATCTTTGAAATCTTCGTCTTTAAGAGTCATTCTTGGAACGACCTTTGTTCCATCAACGATGTCTGCTGCACCGAGAGCATCTCTGATCAATTCTGGTGAAGTGCCAAGACCCGTTGTTGAAAGCTTAACTTCCCAACCATCAAGATGCTTTCCTTCTTTCATATTTGTCGGAGCGTTATCTACATCTTCAAAGAAATCTGAATATTTAGCTACGCATGATGGGTTTACTCCACCTGTTGTAGCACACACAATATCTGAATCCTGAATAGTCGGCTTTGCTGGATCAAAACGTTTGAGAAGAATTCCAGCATCCATCTGCAACTCATTGAATGTGTTTTCAGGAATTTTTGTAAACTTGCCTGCCATATTTTCTCCTTTCTTTAATACTCACAAAGAAATTCTGCGAGAATGTTCATATATATTCGTTTAATTGCTCGATCTTCATCAATAGCTATTCGCTGAGCAAATGGAGTTCCACCAGTTAAATAAATATAGCCTTTATCGAACCTGATCATTTCATATCCATTTTCTTTAATTCGTTTAGCTATTTCTTCAGATTTTAAAGTGGCATCTTTCCAAGAATTTGATCGATAATAGATGTTAAGTGAAATAGGTACGACATTTCCCAAACTATCAGTTGTCATAGAATATGTCATATAAGGAAAAGCAGCTGAATCTGGAACTGTAGTTTCGTCATAAGCTGGAATTTCAAATGAATTCCAAAAATTATGTAATGCTTGTACTTTATCCATTAGTCGGTAACTCCCATTCCTCAGCTGTCACCTGTCTCATGTTGATGCTTGCACTATCAGGAGTAGCAACATCATCTCCATCGCTTTTAACTCTGAAGATCTTTCCGTCTGTTTCTCTTCTTACTAAATTGTGATACTCAAGATGGATATTCTTCTTAGTAGTGATCGTATAAACTGCAGTTACTCCATCATGCTGAGCAATTCGTGCTTCGATTGATGAATCTTTTCTTATAGCAGCATCAAATGAAGGACCATCGACATATGTAGTAGTAATTCCACCATAACCATCATCAATGTGTTTTGCATCGATCAGTGTACAAGTTGTCATCATTTCATCTAATAGACTCATACTTTCCTATACCTACTCAATCTCTTAGCAAACACATCTCTCCAAGTTATCATTCCACCTGTTGAGCTAGTCGCTTTAGAATAAGAATAACCGCCAAATGACTCCGACTGATAAGGTGAAGCCAATGAAGATGCATTTTCACTCTCCCAGTTATTTATTTCTGTAACCAGGTCAAGAATATAAGGTGGAACTGACATTATTATGATTGCGCCTTCAAAAACCTCATCTTTCAATTCAAGAACAGATGAGAATTTATAGATACCGTCATTAAATGCTGATCCGATGATCCTAAAATAGCGATCATCTTCTAGATCTACACCTACCACTTTGCCATCTTCAA